GTTATTTTACGTGAACTGCATGGACTTGTCAACCTTGTTTAGGAATTGGCCTTGTGGGCTTCTAAAGTACGGGTAAACTTGTTTGCGTGGCTACGCTCAGCCTTCGCTAAAGTCTCAAACCAGTCAGCGATTTCATCAAAGCCTTCGTCGCGTGCAGTCTTAGCCATACCTGGGTACATGTCGGTGTACTCGTGTGTCTCGCCATGGATGGCTGCTTCAAGGGCTTGTTCCACTGTTCTGGCAGGCATGCCGGTACCTGGCTCGCCAGCACCACCAGTGATCAAATACTCCATATGACCATGGGCGTGACCAGTTTCACCTTCAGCAGTGGAACGAAATACTGCTGCCACATCATTCGCACCAGCAATGTCAGCTTGGTTTGCGAAATACAAATAACGACGATTGGCTTGGGACTCACCCGCAAACGCTTCTTTGAGATTGGTCTCAGTTTTACTACCTTTTAATGTTGCCATTTGATTCTCCTTATTTAAAAATGACTTTACTTGGTGCCCAGGGAGAGACTCGAACTCTCAATCCTCGCGGCAGTGGCTTCTAAGACCACCGTGTATACCATTCCACCACCTGGGCGTGTTAATACTTAATCTGGTGGGCCTTCTGTGAGTCGAACACAGTACCTACCGGTTATGAGCCGGGTGCTCTAACCAAGCGTGAGCTAAAGGCCCATGCTTGTATTATATATTAATTGTGAGTAAAGGTCAAACGATTTAACGGCGCGGTCTAACCGGTTGAGTAGCAGTTCTACGTTGTCTTGGGGCAGATGTTGTTGAATCAATTTCTGGTTCTACTTCTGGTGCAGGTTCTGCTACAGGTTGTTGTGCTACGGGCACAGCATTTTTTACAGGCGTGACTTTTTTAGTTGTCACAACAGGCGCCTTGACTGCCTGTGTTGCTGATTTAGCCACAGCCGGGACATCTGCTTCTTTGGCAACTGCAGCAAGCTCATCCAGCAGGTCCCCACCTTGTACTGCTGTTCTCAAGATATTCCCCCCAACAGTACTCCAGAATCTGCACAGGCTCACTTTTTTCTGTTTGACTGTGCCATTTTTTAATGTAGTTGGTACTAGACCATATACATTTACACCCATGCGACTTTCGGGCCATGTTACGATAATATTTACTTTATCTAATGCATCTGTTAATTTTGAATCAATTCTTAATAATTTGTATCCAGGTTTTGACGGATCTGTGGCCAGTTTAACTATGTCAACTACTTCAACTTCACCGCCGGCGCCGATGTTGTTGCTGTAACGTATCAATCCCCCGGCAATGGTTTTTACCAGTATTCTTTCTTTAGATGTGTTGTCACCGGCTGCTAGACCTGCACATTTTGGAATTACTAGTTCACTCCAAATTTTTTGCAGGGCCGCAATGTGTTCATCGTTGGTTTTGCCCCATAGTTTAGCAAATGGAGCAATATTGACTCCGAACACAGTTTTAAAAAATATTTGTTGATTTGTCCATTGGTGTCCAGACGCTTGTCCTAACTGGCTCTTGCCTGTCTTGGCACTTAGTAAATTGATGCGGCGCCCGTCAATATTCATTACTAGGTCCGCCTTGGTTCCTTTTTGGTCGCTAATACCATCACATGTTATTTCAATGATGTTGGTGTTAGGGTCATTGGCTGTGTATTCAATACCGTTTTTGATATTGCCGTTTTCTCTAACATAAATTAATGCCGATTCGATTGATGCTGCAACATCTGCAGGGAAAGTTTCTGGATTTTGAATGAACTCTCTGAATTTTTTTGCACTAGGTCCGTTTGCCACAATAATAAGAGACATGTCGTCTTCTTTACCATTTTTATGTTTGATTCGACCTGTGTAGGTCAACTCCATGGCGCCACCAACCTTGCCTTTTTTAGTTAGTCTTGAATTGAATTTTAGTCTCAGTGCCAAAGATAAAAAATCTTTTCGTGTAACTTCTTCGCCGTGTTTTAAAAATTTAATGCTGGCTGCGATTCCTAGTGCAATTTCACCAATGTCGCCTACGTTGTATCCTTTTCCGCCGCCTTTGAGAATGTCACTTTTTTCAATCAGTGTCAACAACAACGGCTCATCATCTTCGGTTTCAAGTCGGCTGATGTTGGGAAGATCGCTAGTTAATATTAGATAGTTTGCCGAATTTGCCTGGGCATTTTTTGCCACCGAGCGTAACAGTCTGGCATATTTGGTTTTGATTATTACAGAACTTCCATACCTGGCATGTGCATCAGGCACTAGATCGATTGGAATTCCTCCCTCAATGGCCTTGGCTAGATTTACGAGATATTCACGTCTAAGTTTGGTTTTATTTAACCCTGCTTCTGTTAAAAATTCTGTTGTTTTCATAGCAGTATTTATCTGCGTTCGATATCATCTTCCGTGCAGTTGGGTCCGTATTGTATTTCCACTATTTTACAGGGCTCTGTAAAGGGATTATACAGCCTATGCCACTCGTTGGTGGGTATGAGGTAATTGTCGTGTGTTTCCAAGTAACTTTCAGAATCGGCACTTTCTACCACACAACGCCCAGCAGATATGTGCCAGTATTCGGCCCTGTCTCTGTGTCGTTGCATGCTGAGTGTTTGTCCGGGTTCTACTGTAAGTTCCTTGACCTTGGTGCCTTCCACTTCGTGTAACACACGATAATAACCCCAGGTCCTCGGAGTTCGAGGTGCTTTCCACTCCCCAAGGATCCAACTACTGCTGTTGGCTTTGTCAGTACCGCCAACGCCAAACACAAACTCCACACCTGGTACGCTCATCTCAGGAATATTGCCCTGTGTGCGATCACCGCCATTGGCAAATATGATATGAGCCGTGGGATAGTGTGCTTGTACTTGTTGCAACAGGTGACAGGCCGTGCCATCGTCGTCATCAAAGGTGTAAACTTCATCTACCTGTTTTAAATTATTAAGAACAGCCAGGCGTTCCTGCCAGGGCATGAATGCCCGACCTTTTTTTCGTGCCAACCATTCATCGCTGTTGATACCAACTATGAGCTGATCACCCAAGTTCCGGGCCGCTTTGATCAGTCGTATATGCCCAGAATGTACGGGATCAAATCCTCCGCTGACCACTGCAATTTTGTCCATGTTAATTTCTTATTTTGTAATAGTCTTTGTCCAACCAGGTCACAACCAGGTCTTCTAGACGAGCAAACCCATGGCGATTCACGCTGTTGATCAGGCTGTCGTTGATAAGTCCTTGGTCGGCCAGCTCATACCAGGTCATGCCCGGTGAGAATTCTTTGGCCGTGGCATATACTGCTGCATACAACCAGGGACTGTTTTGTTTGCGATAGAAATAGGCATCCTTACAATCAAATCCTGTGATGGCCAACATGTAAATCAAATTTAATATGTTGTAACTGTAAAATTGATTGTCGTATTGTTCCACATACAGGCTGTTTTCTTTTACATAAGTGCTTTGTGGAAGTGTCAATATCATCATTCCGTTTTCGTTCAATGTTTGTTTCCAGGTCTGTAAACACTTGAATGGCTCACGTGCAAACTGAAAACTGTCATGACTCCATAACAAATCAACCTGTCTGGATATGAGTCGATTTTCAAAATTGCCCTCTAAGGTAATTATGTTTGGATTGCGTGTCAAGATGTCTGGGTCGATCTTACCGACGTCTTGATCCACGGCGTATACTGTGTAGTTTCTTGGCTCTGGCGGATCATCTCTGGTGTATAGACTTGCCCACCATTCAACATCAAGCCCAGATCCACACCCCATATCCGCTACGCTGGTTAGGCTATCAAGGAAACTGTCATATCCGTACAACAAGTTTAGTACTTCTAAACTGTGTTCGTGACTGTAGTATTGATTGCTAAATTGGCCCATGTTGTAATATTTCCATGACTAGTTTTTCTTTTAATCTTTGTAGTCTGGGTTCAAGTTGATAGCAGGCTTCGGCTATTTGATTTTCTGTTCCCCAGGCACGTTGCGTGTTTAGGTGATAAGCAAATTTGGCACAGTTGTCTTTTTCCAATTGTACATTTACAGCGTCATGACGCGGTTTGGCTCGACAGCACAGATCAAACTCTGCCAGCAATTCATCAGCACGAGATTTCCAATCCATCATACTACGATATCTTCCATTCCTGCTGTACGCAGTCTGACCACGTGTCCCAACATAAAGTTCTTGCTTTCAATGCCTTTCATTATGCCCAGCCAACGATTCCGTAACAAGGCCACTTCGTTGATAATAGTTTCCATGTCAATAACTTCATCCTCGGCTTCGGCATATTTTTCAGCATCACGACTTGTAAGTGCTCGAGCATAGGCCTCCAAGTATTTTTTGTAATGTCGTTGACGAATCTTACGCAACTGTATGTTAAGATATTCCAGTACTGCTTCAATTTCTTGTAGTTGATTAAAACGGTGTTCGGTCATGCCCGGCAAGTCTGACAGTTCTTTTTCTACTCGACCTCGTATTCGTATTTCTGTTTTTGCTGCAGCCATTTCTCCTTCATAGTAGTCGATGAATTCAGGTATGACACTTAGATCTGCTACTATGCGATTATAAAACATCAAGTGCTCCGGTTAACCAAGGAAAAGTTTTGCGCCATGCGGTGCCACGTCTGCGATCAAGTTCGTCAAGATAAGTACGCAACTTGTTGATTTCTACAGGATTGACATCAGCGGCGGCTATTTGCTGTCTAACACCTTGCATGTACTTACGAGCCTCTTGCTGTTGCCAGGTATCTGCGGGCATGACTTCCAGCACCTGTGCAAAATACGGTTCAAAGAAATCAGGACCCAGGATGTCGGGATTCATGTAAGTGGGTTCATTGGCTGAAATCAAATGATGTCCTATTTCTCTATTGGTTCTTTGTGTGTTTATGTAGGCAACAAGATCCGACATGGTAGGCACAGTCAGCACAGACACGACCTGATTTATGTTTAACGTTATCCATCGTTCGCTGACCAAATATTCAAAATTCTGTTTCCACCGTTGTAAATCTAATCCATGTCGTACATATTCTTGCTGATCGCCCCAACAATCTATGCTGGCTGTGATTTCAAAACGCTTGATACAGCGAGCACTCACCAGGCTTTTGATTCTTTCAATATATGCACGCAGTCTTTCTGGGTCTACCATGAGATTGCTCACAATGTTGAACTCCAGATCCTTGTTAGTATGATTATACAGGAAATCCAAGCAGGTGTCAAACTGTCGTTGATAAAACGGTTCTCCACCCAACAAATGGAATCTACGCACTGTGGCATAGTTGGCATCTAGCCAGGACCAAAACTGCTGGGTAATCTGATCAAAATTGCTATGACGTTGATGTGTATTGTCAATCACCAGTCCTTTGTGTTCGAAACGACCATGACGTGTGTTTTCCTGCTGTATCCTACTGCTGAATCCATCGTGGCAGTACACACAACTGAGATTACAGGTATTGTCAAAATACACTTCTACTATTCTGGGTGTGACATCCACAGCGATGGGATTGTGTTCTAGTTCAGGCGGGGCAAGATCTGGTATGGCCAAGTGTACCATGCGATCACTGGTGCCACCGGCATCTTCAATTTTTTTGCAGTATTCACAACCACCAGCAGGCCACTCGCCGTCCAACATGATTCGACGATCTGCCAGTTTTTTTGGTGTATTATGGAATGTGTCAAAGGTTTCTGTGGTCAGGGCTGACTTGGCCACCCTATGACAACTGTTGGTTGTTCCTTCGTAGAGGTAAAGACTGCTCCAGGTCCATTTAAGTTGACAGGCTGTTTCAGTCTTTATTGGAAAATAACGTTGTGCCATTTACCAATCTGAATCATTTTCCTCGTCGAGTTCTTCGTCTTCGGAGGTGTACTCTTTGAGTGCTCGTTTGAGAGTGTTGTCTGTGCCGCCAAATTCTTTGAGTTCTCGATCACCCAGCATGTCGACCATGACGCTCATGAGATTATCAGCACATTCCTGCCGATCTTTCTGCGGCACATACTGTTTCATGATTGTGTATAATTCGCTTAGGACTTCTACTTCGATGGTCATTTGGATTCCTTTGTCAACTGTGGTATATTTAACCAATTTAAAAAACTGTCTGGAAAAACATCAAAACTTAAATTTCTACGCCGGGCAAACTCTGTCAGATAATGTTGTAGATTTTGTTTTTGTTGCTGAGTATATTCTGCCTGTAGTGTTTGTTTGATTTCTTGACCTTGATATTTATAATCAATATGAGATAATTGTATTTTAGACTCGGTATCCAGCACCGAAGCACTGAGATAGTCGGGATCTGTGCAAAAGTTCAACAAATTTTTGTCTGATCCGTACTCTTGTTGAAACTGGTCGAATCCATGCACAGTCAGATTACTCAACACGCTGCAAAATCTATAACTAAATCTACTGGACAACAGATCAAGATTGCGTCTGAATTGATCCCAGGTGTTGCCATATCTGTTAAACTCGTACAAGGCCCCAGTATTCTCAGCACTGATCGTAAAGGTGGTACCCGCGGGCAATTGATTCAGTATTTTGCTCAATCTGTCTGTGTTTACTCCCAGCCCTGTAAAGATGTCTGCCGACACCGGCAACTGTTTGATCACCTGCGGCAATCCATTGTACAAAAAGGGCTCTCCACCGGTAATTTCTATCTGCTCCACCGATCGGAATCGTTGTACTTCTTGCAGGATGGTCTGATAGGCCTCGCTGTTTTTTATGGCTGTTTGCCCCAGCTTCAACACTATGCGATCATTGGCATTGATGGTGTAGCGGTCCTGATCTAGATATGAACCATGAGCATCAATGTCACGTAACCAAGCAGTACTGTACTGTTTACAGCAATAACTACAGGTCAAATTGCAATCACTGCCAAGGTTGATGTGTAACACATGCGGAGAAGTGTACAGATCTGTGTGAGTCCTATCTGTGGTTTTCATGGCTGTGCGGCGACTGACTCGACCCTGACGTTCTGCTGACCAACAGGTATCTTCACACGAGTCCACAGGCTCATTGTTTAACATGGCCTGTCTTTCGGCTAACAATTCAGGAGTGTTAAACAATTTGCCCGGATTGGATCTAAGCCACGACAGGTCAATTTTGGTGGCCTTGGCTGCACAGCACGAGTTCATGGTTCTTCGCTCGGGTTCTACAGTCAGCCACCAAAATTTTTGACTACAGTAATACTCAGTCAACCGGTTCCTCTTTTTTGGATTTTTTAGCAGGCTTTTCTTCTACAACCAGCTCGTCAACTGTTTGCTCCACTTCTGCAGTTTTATGATGCGGGTTGGAGGTAAAGTCTGCTATGATACGATCTAAACTTGTATCTTCGTTACGTTCCCAGGCCTTGCGGAATTGTTTGATCACAGTTCCATCTGTCAGCGTGTATTTGAGACTGTTGCCTTCTTTTTCCAACAGGCCTTTGCCTTCAAACAGGTCAACTAGACCTGAATAAGGATTCATGCCTTCTTCGTAGGGAATCTTGACCTGTACACTTTCAAATGGTTTGGCATAGCGTGTTTTCATGATCTTGCAAGCGGCACGGATACCTTTTACTTCACTAATCTTGTTGCCATCTTCATCTTCTTTTAGTTTTAGTTTACGCATGGCGACCACAATACTTGATGCGTAGATAAAACCCTGTCCACCTGAGATCTTGTCGTCTGGATCAAACATGTCCTGACTTGCGTATGTGTGTGCTGTACAAACTAGACCTAAATTCAAGCTACCAAACATGTTTACGCAATTACGTACCAGGGCGGCAAGTGCTTTGGGCTTACGACCCATGTCACCTTTCATGTCGCCTGCTTCGAATTGATTTACATCCGTTGGGGTAAGCAGCATACCCAACGAATCCACTACAAACAACACTTTAGGTCTTTCCGTTTCAGGCAAT